CAAAGCGTCCACACTTAGTTACTGAACAGATAAAGAACCATAAGATACTGCAAGAAACCGATGGCGTTTACAAATTAGCAATTCGGTGGGACTTACACGAAGCGCAAGTACTGGCATCTTTGAAAGTAAAAGATATTCGTTCTCCCATAGATAGAGACTATGGGTGGACAGGTAAGTACACTCCCTTTGACCACCAAAAAGAAACTTCTAATTTTCTTACGCTACATAAGAAAGCGTTTTGTTTCAACGAACAGGGTACAGGCAAGACTGCTTCTGTTATATGGGCAGCAGATTACTTGATGAACATGGGTCAAGTGAACCGTGTACTGGTTATATGTCCTCTGTCTATTATGAAATCTGCATGGCAACAAGACTTGTTTAAGTTTGCTATGCACCGTAGTTGTTCAGTTGCACATGGTACATCGACGCAACGTAAGAAAATACTGGACGCGGGAGCTGAGTTTGTCATTATAAATTATGACGGTGTGGCTGTAGTCATGGATGAAATAATGAAAGGTGGGTTTGATATGGTAGTCATAGACGAAGCCAACGCCTACAAAAATGCACAGACTAATCGTTGGAAAACACTCAAAGCAATAGTTGAGGATGTCCCGTGGCTTTGGATGCTTACAGGTACTCCAGCAGCTCAATCGCCTGTCGATGCGTTTGGTCTTGCAAAGCTGATTAACCCTGACGGTGTGCCTAAATACTTTGGGCAATTCAGAGACAAGGTGATGTACAAGGTCACTCAGTTTACTTGGCGACCTAAATCAGATTCAGATAAAACAGTACACGAAGCACTGCAACCCGCCATTCGTTTTGAGAAAGATCAATGTCTGGACTTACCTCCTGTTACTTACGTGGAGAGAAACGCTCCGCTAACCAAACAACAAGAGACTTACTACAAACTTCTTAAAGACCAGATGGTGATGGAAGCAGATGGAGAGCAGGTTACCTCTGTCAATGCAGCTACGAACTTAAACAAACTACTTCAAATTTCAGGTGGTGCGGTTTACTCAGACGAAAAAGAAGTCATAGAGTTTGATGTAAAGAACCGTTTGAAAGTAGTTAAAGAGGTAATAGAAGAATCCTCTCACAAGGTGCTGGTGTTCGTACCTTTTACACATACCATAGAATTACTAAAAGACTTTTTGACCAAGGCTAACATTAGCTGTGACATCATTTCAGGTAAGGTGTCAGTTAATAAACGTACTCAGATAATTAAGGACTTTCAAGAAAAGACTGATCCGCATGTCCTTATAATACAGCCACAAGCAGCTTCGCATGGTTTAACGCTTACTGCTGCTAACACTGTTATTTGGTACGCTCCTGTTACTAGCGTAGAGACATACCTACAAGCTAACGCAAGGATAGATAGGCCGGGCCAACACAATCCGATGACTGTGGTGCATATAGAAGGTAGCCCAGTTGAGAACAGGTTGTACAGGATGCTGCAAAACAACATCACTAATCACAATAAGATTATAGATTTGTATAGACAAGAGTTAGGTGCTTGACAATGTAAAGGAGACTGGTAAACTACTCGTCCCTACTTTTACAGGAGGAGCGATGAAAAAGTTACCAGTAGATCAAATGGTCGGTGCGTTTATGAATTTACGCGAGGCCATTCAGAAAAGGGAAGATGAAATAAAGGAACTCAAAGAGAAGCAAGAGAAGATCAATGAGAAACTTCTTGCTCTTTGTGAGAAGGAGAACGTAGACAGTCTTAAGACACCGATGGGTACAGTCTCACGGCGAGTATCCTCAACGTTTTGGACTAGCGATTGGGAAAAGATGCACAACTTTGTGTTAAAGCATAAAGCACCGCATCTGCTAGAAAGAAGGCTTCACAATAAAAACGTGAAAGAATTTCTTGAAGATAATCCTAAATTATCTCCTCCCGGTTTGCAGACTAATCGTAAGTACGTAGTTTCGATTCGCAAGCCAGCTAAGAAGCCTACGAAGAAATGACTAGGCTTAATGTTCAGGACGGGTATTTTATACATCCGTCCACGTATGAACCTCTTACTAGTATTCAAGCAGTGATTGTAGATAGAGGTACTTTGTCTCGAAATTACTACGAGGATGACAAACTACTATGTTGGTCGTTCGATGCAGATTTTCCTGATGATGAAGTGCCTTCTACTACACAGCAGTCAACACGTTGTATTGATTGCGTTAGGAATATTAAACAAGGGGGGTACAGGCGCGGGACAGCTTGTAAGTTTTTTACAGTTATTAAACTAGTAATACCCTACGAGCCAGAAGTATACGAACTTAGAATAGGTGCGCTCAGTTTGTTTTCAAGAGACACCAACAGGTTCAACTTAAATAAGTACATTGACTACTTACAGAGTAACAACGAAGAAGTAGAAAATGTTTTAACAGAAATATATTTTGGAGAGAAAAGCGGGATTTCTAAAATATATTTCAAACCATCTCGTCCGTTGGCGGAAGATGAGTTGGTAGAGGTGCAGCAGTTAGTTGAAGATGCTGCTATTCCAAGAAACCCGTTTGAAACCATGAAGGAAGAAAACTTTATGAGCAATGATAAATATATTATTAACAACGTAAAAGCACTATACCCAAGGTTAGATCAACCTTATAGGTTTGATAAGAAGGCGGGACCGAAAGGTAAAAGTGTGCCTTGCGAAGCTACCGATGATGGTGCTTGTTATGAACTTGATTTTGTTATGACCAAGGCACAGGCAAAAGAACTGTATCAGCCAATGGCTGCTGCGTACGAGAAGGCACGTAAGGATTCGTGGCCTGAGAAACTGGAGCTACCGTTTAAGAAGGATGATGATGGGAACTTTGTCGGGTCGGCTAAAATTAAGGCTTCTTACAACAACAAAGTAACTAAGGCTCCTCCTCAGTATGACTCTCAAAACGCCGAGCTTCCTGAAGGGTTTTTACTTACCACAGGTAGCATAGTATGTATAGCTGTGGAATTTGTGCCGTATGACATGAATGGTCACAGTGTCAGTTTACGTTTAAAGGGAATACAAGTCATAGACTACATTCCTTACCAAGCACCTTCTCCTTTTGAAAAGACTGATGGTTTCTCAGCTAGTGATGCACCCAGTCCTTTCGAGCAAGTAGAAGAGAAAGAATCTTCTGACAACATGTTTGAGGATGATACACCCAAGAAAGAAACATCTTCTGATCCTTTTGATGATGACGATGACGAGGTTACTGAACCTACTAAACGTCCAAAGAAGAAAGAGAAACCACCAAAAGATGATGACGATGACCTCTCTAATATCATTGATGAGTGGGGGAGTGACGATAGCTAATGAGCTACGGATATACAACGCGGCTCGTTAGTCTAAATAAACAGGCTAACCGATCTTCATTGGGAGTCAAACTAGGCAAGGTTTGTATTAAGCAAGAGATACCTGTTGCCGAAGTTGCCTCCCAGTTGGGGGTTAGCAGACAAACTGTTTATAACTGGTTTATAGGCACACATGAACCGCACCCTGATCTCAACGCAACTATTGAAGAGTTATTAGACTCTTACTCTGAATAGTTTGATATTAATTTAACCGAGAGGAATTGGGGGGTAACTGCCCCCTAAAAATAATATGAATGACTTTGACCTCATATCCCATGTTGTGCCTGAAGGCGGATGGTATTGTGCGGTCGGTATAGATGCTAACAAAAATATACACACTAAGTTTACGAAAGATAAAGAGGAGCTTACCACTTACTTTGAACACATGAAGGCAGCAAACCAAAATGTTTTCTTTGGTTGTGGTAAGTATAAAGAAGATGCTAGTAAACCGTTACCTGAAGGTGGCAGGAAAGCAGTCCATGTAGAATCATTACAAGCTCTATGGTTAGACATAGATTGTGGGGAGGGTAAATCTGAAAAGATCGAACCTTCCACGGGGCTACCAGAAGGTTACGAAACACAAACAGAAGGACTCAAGGCACTTAATAAATTTATCTCTGTCGTAGGTTTAGAGCCACCTACCCTAGTCAGTTCAGGGTACGGATGGCACGCATACTGGTCGTTTACTGAGGAAATACCCAAGCAAAAATGGATTCCTGTTGCTGACCGTTTTAAAGAAGTGTGTATTAAACAAGGTCTCTGTGCTGACCCACGAGTTTTTGAACCTGCTCGTATTCTGCGTGTACCTAAAACTTTTAACCATAAGCGTGCTACTCCTGCTGAAGTAACAGTACGGCACGAAGCTACGCGCTATTCTTTTGACGAGATAAGAGAGCTGTTGGGTGTAGAAGAAGATGCTATTGAAGTAGAACCTTCAAGACGTGAATTAAGCGTCCTTGAAAAATTATTATCTGAGAATGAGACGAGTAGTTTCTCTAGGATAATGCAACTCGGTAACGATGGGTGCAGACAACTCATAGACTGCTACCGAAACCGCAAGACCTTATCTGAACCTCGATGGTTCAATGCACTCTCTATCGCATGGCACTGTAAAGACAAGCACACAGCTATACACAAGTTATCCAAGGGGCATCCAGACTATGACCCTGAAGCAGTTGAACGGAAAGTATCTACTATAAAAGGACCGCACTCGTGCGAACAGTTCCAAAAGAATAACCCCAAAGGTTGTGAAGGTTGCCCACACTTAGGCACTGAGATGGATAACCCTATAAAGCTAGGGTCAGAAGTTGAGAGAGACAACACCTCGACCACCAAATACCCCGAACCTTACTTTAGAGGGGCTAACGGTGGCATTTATATACAAGGAGATGGGGAAGATACGTTAG